TTCGAAGAAGCATACGAACGGGCGGGTTCCGAGTTGCGAAGCGGTTACGATTTTCGTACCGCAAGGCGTAGCTTTAATCTGCTGACATCGGAGTGGGCTAACCGGGGGATTAACCTTTGGACGGTCGAAAGCGGGACGATTGCGCTTGTGGCGGGTACCGCTACATATAACTTGCCAGTAGATACGATTGACCTGATTGAGCATGTGATCCGGCAAAACCCCGGTAATACGTCTACGCAGACAGACATCAGCATCTCGCGTATATCAGTATCGACATATTCCACGATCCCAAACAAGCTCAATACGGGCAGGCCCATTCAGGTCTACATCAACCGGCAGTCAGGGATTGCGACCCCTGCCGGCATTCAATACCCGACCATCACTGTATGGCCGGTGCCGCCTGATAATACCTATACGTTTGTGTACTGGCGGCTGCGCCGACTTCAAGACGCTGGTAATGGCGATGGGACTGCGGATATTCCGTATCGTTTCTTGCCCGCGCTGACCGCTGGGCTTGCGTACCAGATCGCAATGAAAATCCCCGAGGCCGCTCCGCGCCTGCCAATGCTTCAGGCTGAGTATGAGCGGCAGTGGACGTTGGCATCGGAAGAGGATAGAGAAAAAGCTCCGGTAAGGTTTGTGCCGAGAAATATGTTTTATAGATAGAGGAAGCGATGCCTAATCGTTTTTCCTCTGGTAAGTTTTCAATCGCGCAATGCGATAGGTGCGGGTTTCGTTTTAAGCTGCAAAAGCTTAAATCATTGACGATCAAGACTAAGAGTGTAAATATCCTCGTATGTCCGGAGTGCTGGGAAGCTGACCACCCGCAGTTGAAGCTGGGTATGTACCCAGTTAATGATCCGCAAGCAGTACGCAACCCAAGATCGGACGTTACTTCTTACCCGCAGAGCCGTAGTTATACAGAGGTCATTTATAACGGTGTAGGTGTAGGTCTTGCAGCAGGAACTCTTGCTACTAATGGATTGCCGCCTACACCTCCGATTACCGGCACTACATTCTTCTCCGGTGGGTTCTATGCTGGTGGTTTCTACGCTGGCGGGCATTTTAGTGTTACAAGCGGTGGTACTCCACCGGTAACTGCGACAACGTTCTTCTCTGGTGGTATGTTTGAAGGCGGCATGTATGCCGGTGGATTCTTCTAATTAAGGTGTTTTAAAATGAATCTCAAAAGCGCGCTCAAAGCTCACATGAGCAAGGGCAAAAACGCCCACCCCGACAAAGCCGTCAAGAAAATGAAGGCCGGTGGTGTTACTTCGATGGACGCTAAGACTTACGGTCGCAACATGGCTCGCGTCATGAACCAGCGGAGCAAAACCAAATGAAGACCGCTCAGCCTAAATCAGTTCCCGTGCCTAACGTCGCTGGCTATCCCCAAACGGATATTGGCCGTGCTGGTGTCTGGACCAAGGGTAAGTTTGCCCCCGGTGTGGGTCAGAAAGAGTACAGCACCATGCGCGGTGCGGGTGCTGCCACCAAGGGTACTAAGTTTCTGAAGAACGTCGCGCTTAGCAAATGAACTACAACCAACTTGTAGCGGAACTTCAGTCTTATACAGAGAACGTATTCTCAACGACTGACGTTAATACTTTCATCACGCAGGCAGAGCAGCGTATTGCTAATGCCGTACAGCTTCCTGCGTCTTTTAAGTATTCAACGCTGACTACAAGTATTGGTGTGGCTACGGTCACGCTACCTGCGGATTATTTGGCTACGTTCTCGGTCGCGCTTCAGTTGCCCTCGGGGACGCAAGCCTATCTGCTAAACAAGGACTTTACGTTCTTGCGGGAAGCATTCCCGACGACAGCTACCGGTCAACCTCAGTATTACGCCTTGTCCCAAGCATACGAAATTACGCTTGCTCCCGCTCCCAGCGCGGTTTATCCAGTTAACTTAGCGTACTACGGCTACCCGTCTTCAATCACTGCCCCTGCGGGTACAAGCTGGCTTGGGGATAACTTCAGTTCGGCCCTTTTGTATGGCTCGTTGGTAGAGGCGTACACGTTTATGAAGGGTGACCAAGACGTTATGGCGCTGTACGACACGAAGTTCAAAGAAGCAATGGCGCTTCTCAAACAGCTTGCGGATGCCAAGAATCGTCAGGACACGTTCCGCAGCGATCAGGTCCGTTACCCGGTAAAGTAAGATGTCCCAAGTCGTTTGCAATTCGTTCAAAGTCGAAATCTTTAGGGCGATCCATGATTTCACGGCATCGACAGGTGACACTTTCAAAGTTGCGCTCTATACGTCAGCATCTACTATCGGCGCGGCGACAACAGTTTACACAGCAACAAACGAAGCGGTCGGAACCGGATACACAGCCGGTGGAGCAACCCTTGCCTCCGTCACCCCGACGCTAAACGGGATCACTGCGATTGTTGATTTTGCTGATGTGACGATCAGCACGGTGACATTAACGTACCGTAAAGCATTGATTTACAACTCCACCAAGGCAAACCGCGCTGTAGCGGTTTTTGATTTTGGGTCTGACCGTGTGATTAGCGGCGGTAATCTGATTATCCAAATGCCTGTGCCTGACCCTTCGTCGGCAATTCTGAGAGCAAGCTAAGATGCCTTTAACTTATTCAAACAATCTTCGTCTTACGCTTATTGGTAACGGCGAGCAGTCTGGCACTTGGGGCGATCTGACCAATACAAACCTTGGGTCACTGCTTGAACAAGCGATTTCTGGATACACCGCAGTCAGTATTACTGACTCGGCACTGGGTTACACCCTTACGACTTTGAGCGGCGCGGTTGATGAAGCTCGGTCAATGGGGCTTAATATCACTTCCTCAGTCACGCTGACTGCTACACGCAACGTCATTGTCCCTACTACGGGGTCGCCCCCGACTTCAGCCCCGTACACGAAGCTTTATGTGGTGCGTAACGCCACAACCGGTGGGCAAAGCATCGTTGTTAAAACTGCGGCTGGTTCGGGCATCACTATTGCTAACGGCACTACGGCTATTGTTCTGTGCAACGGCACAGATGTAATTGATCCGTTTAGCGCCAAAGTAAGTACAACCGGCGCGACAATGACTGGGCAGTTGACTTTGCCCGGTGGTGGTTCTGGGCTTCAGGCCGCTACGGTTAGCCAGATTACCGCCGCTGGAGCCGGTGCGGTTGCTAAGACCGGCGATACGATGACTGGGCAGCTAAACATTACTGCCACCAACAATACGCCATACGATACAAACGGTCCATCTATAGCAATTAGAAACGCATCCACTACTAGCAACACATACTCAGGAATCAACCTTAATAATGCATCGAATTCTGGGGCGCTGTTATTTTCGGAATACACGGGTACAACCGCCAGCCGGTTTGCAATTGCTACTAACCCCGGCACTTCCCCAACGGCCCTTGCCTCCCGCTTTACCGTTAACTCCGACGGGTCTTTTACGTTCTACAACAACTCAGCGCAAGTAATCGCCGCGCTAGATCCGTCTGGGAACCTATCCGTTAAAGGCAATGTGACCGCCTTTGCACCGATCTAATCATGACTCTCCCTGCATCAGGTTCTATTAGTTTAGGTATGGTCAATACCGAGCTAAACTGGCCGTCTACACGGGTCATATCATTTAATGACGCATATGTTCGACAGATCGCACAAGTGCCGTCTGGTTCTTTTTCGTTCAGTAACTTACGGGGCAAAACTCGGTATCCCCAGCCCTTCGGTGATGGTACGGGACCGGCAGATTTTTATTTGAAGACCGGCAGCGTGGTAGACAGTTATTGGGAGTTTGTTATTAACTTCCAAACAATAAACATCTTGTACAACGGTACGAATGTTTATTCGCAAAGTTTTATGTCGCCTAGCACAACATCCGTCACAGTAGGCGGACGAACCTATTATCGAGGCAATCTACAATCTGGTGGCGGGATAGTTAACGCTTATTACTCGTTCTCATGGGTCGAATAAATGAACGAAGCCAAAATCTCAGTCGCTAAAGGCCCAGTTGAGTGGTTTCTCAAAACTACAGGGTACAAAGGCATCGCGCTGCCGCCGTTTGGGATCTTCATTACCGAAGACCGTATTGACGATGAGCGGCTGCGTAAGCATGAACTCGCACACTGGAAACAAGCGCAAGAGCTTGGGGTGCTGAAGTTTTACACTAAGTATCTTTGGTACAACCTGCGCTACGGGTATCGTGATAACCCTATGGAAGTTGAAGCGCGGCAAGCGGAATACAAAGCCTAAATGCAAATCTCTGCCCGAGGTCTGAAACTCATCGCAGACTTCGAAGGTCTGCGGCTTAACGCTTATCCTGATCCGGGCACTGGTAACGAGCCTTGGACGATTGGGTACGGGACGACCGTATATCCAAACGGGAATAAAGTAAAAAATGGGGATGTGATCTCCCCAGAGCAGGCGCTTGATTACCTGCGGCACGATTCAAAGAAGTTCTCAGACGCTGTTAACCGGGCGGTTCGTGTGCCGCTCAACCAAAATCAGTTCGACGCGCTGGTATCTTTTACCTATAATCTCGGTGAAGGAGCCTTTAATCGCAGTACCCTTCTTACTAAGATTAACTCACACAATTACCGCGATGCAGCGGATGAGTTTGGTAAGTGGATTTATGCTGGTGGCCGGATACTTGCTGGGCTGGTTCGTCGGCGCAATGCTGAACGCGATCTGTTTCTTGCCCCGGTTGGTGAAGAAAGTAAACCCAAGCCAGCCCCAGTAATTCCTGACCCCGCCCCCGTCGTCGCTGACCCCGTTCAGCCTGAAAAACCGAGGAAGAGATTTATGGCTCCAGTCCTTGCCGCTCTCCTGCCCAGTCTGGTGTCGCTTATCCCCGAGTTGGCTAAACTCTTTGGTGGTGGCCCGAAGACCCAGCAGAACATTGCTTTGGCCGAGAAGGTTGCAAACATTGTAGTCGGCGCTACGAACGCCCCTAATCTTCAAGGCGCTGTAGAGTTGATGCAGACAAACCCGCAGTTGCTGGCTGCGGCAAAACAAGCGGTCAAGGAAGTTTGGTTTGAGCTTGCCGAAGCTGGTGGCGGCGGCATCGAAGGCGCTCGGTCTTATAATCTGAAGTTTGCCGAGTCAGGGTTCCCGTTTTGGAAGATGCCCGCGTTTTGGATTACGATCCTGCTTTTCCCCCTGCTCTATGGCACGGTCTACCTTGTGCTGACTGGCGCGGCTGATGCGTTCTCGGGTGAGCTTCGTGCTGCGATTGCTTCATCAGTAGTGACGGGTGTACTGGGCGGGGCGATTGGCTTTTGGCTCGGATCGTCCTTTACGACTTCTAAATCCCGTGGGCTTGGTGCAGAACCAACGCAGTAAATATGGCACTCAAGAAACTTGTTTTTGACCCGGGGGTTAACCGGGAGTCCACTACCTACGCGGCAGAAGGGACTTGGTATTCCTGCGACAAAATCCGGTTTCGTTCTAAAAAGCCCGAAAAGATCGGTGGCTGGATTCCGTTGGCAGAGGGCAGTATCCCCGGGAAAAGTACGTTCCTTGGCACTGCTCGTTCCATGTGGGCGTGGACGACTAACGCGGGGTTTAACAACGTCGGTATAGGCACGAATCTCAAGTATTACGTTGAGAACGCCGGTAGCTACTACGACATCACCCCGATACGTCTTACTACAACGCTACCGGCCAATCAAATACAAGCCAACACCGGGCTTACCTATCTGGACGTTAACCAAACCGCCCACGGCGCTGTTACGGGTGACTTCGTTACTATTTCTGGTGCCACTACTTTTGCTGGTGTGCCCGCTGTCGAAATAAACAAAGAACATCAAGTAACCGTACTTAACGCAAACACTTTCCGCTTCAATATAACCACGCCCGCTACTTCGACTGTACTGGGTGGTGGCGCAGCGGTTGTTACGGCCTTTCAAATTAATACTGGTTTGGCGGTAGCTACTCAATTCTTTGGGTGGGGTGCTGGTGGTTGGGGCGCATCAGGCTGGGGCGCGGCTGCTACGACTGGTGTATCTACCCCCCTACGGCTTTGGAACGCGCATAACTACGGACAAAACTTTGTCTACGGCCCACGTGGTGGGGCTTTATATTACTGGGATGCGAGTACGCTACCTGCCAGCTTCTCTAACCGTGGGGTTCTAGTATCGAGTCTTGCTGGGGCGTCAGACGTTCCGTTGTTTCAAAACGAACTGTTGGTTTCGGATACGTCGCGGTTTGTTATTTGTTTTGGCACGAATGATATTGGCTCTGCAACGCTTGACCCGCTGCTAATTCGCTGGTCAGACCAAGAAGATATTACGGATTGGACCCCTGCTATTACTAATCAAGCGGGTGGTATTAGGCTTTCTTCTGGTTCTAAGATTGTTGCGGCTGTTTCCACTAAGCAAGAAATCGTTGTCTTTACAGACACAGCCGTATACTCGATGCAGTATGTTGGCCCACCGTATGTGTTTAACTTAAGCCAGATCGCCGATAACACATCTATCATGTCCCCCCATAGTTTCGCAGTAGCGAACAACATCGTCTACTGGATGGGGCAAGACAAGTTCTATATGTACTCGGGCCGGGTTGAAACGCTGCCTTGCTCACTGCGGCAATATGTTTTTTCTGACATCGGTATCGACCAGCGTGACCAAGTTATATGCGGCACAAACGAAGGCTTTACCGAAATCTGGTGGTTCTACTGCTCAAATAACACCTTGGCTTCACCCGACCGCTATGTTGTCTTTAACCACCTTGACCGTGCTTGGTATTACGGCACGATGCAGCGTACTGCTTGGTTAGATAGCGGGCTTAAGGCAACGCCTATGGCTATTCAGAGCAACCGTATTTTGTTCCATGAAGTCGGCAACGACGACGATACGGGAAGCGGCCCTGCTACTGCTATTAACTCGTATATTGAGTCCGCTGACTTTGATATTGACGACGGTGAAAATATGCAGTTTTGCTGGCGGATGATCCCTGACTTGACATTCAACGGTTCAATTGCTACGGACCCGTCTGTGACTGTAGTGGTCAAGCCCCGCGATTTCTCTGGCGTAAACTATAAACCTGAACCCCCCGAGGGTGTTATTCGCGCTGCTACAGTACCGGTTGAGCAGTATACGAAGCAGGTTTTCTTGCGCTTCCGTGGCCGTCAGATGGCTTTCAGGATCGAGAGTAATTCTATCGGTACCCAGTGGCAGCTTGGTAATCCCCGAATCGACATCCGCTCTGATGGTAGGAAGTCCTGATGGATAAGCTGCTGCACTTTATTGTTGGGATGGCTATTGCAGCGGCCCCATTGGAGAAACCTGAGCATGCTCTGATGCTGGCCGTAGCTGCTGGTATAGCTAAAGAGGCATACGATAATAGAAACAAAAAGACGCACACCGCCGACTCAAAAGATGCTATGGCTACAGCCGCTGGGGCACTAATGGTGTTTGTCTATCGGGTAGAGTTCTAAGATGTCCGTAATTACCAGTATCGACCGGACCAAGCTGGGTCGAACATACGCCCCAAGACTTCCTGTCCCGCCACGGGAATGGGACGACATTTATCAGAACCAGCTTAATAACGCCCTGCGTCTGTACTTTGAGCGGCTGGACAATATCTTTGCTTCGATCCTCGATACTGCCGGGGGTAAGTTCCTGTCGTTTCCCTACGGGGCGTTTTCTAGTTTTGATGACCAATCGGCTCTGACTATTAACACTCCTACATTGATGACACTTGGTCAGACAGACTTTGCGTCAAGCGTATCGGTAGAGTCCAGCACAAATATCAAGGTCGCTAATCCCGGCATTTATAACCTTCAGTGGTCGGCGCAGTTTCAAAACACGGACTCGCAACTACAGGATGTGTACATCTGGCTTCGGCAAGGAAACGGCGCTGGCGCTGCTACCGATATAACTGGATCAACCGGATTTATCTCTGTACCAAACAAACACGGCGCGGTTAACGGGCACACTATCGTTGGGTGGAACTATTATCTGTCCATGCAAGCTAATGACTATGTACAATTAGTTTGGTCAACGGGTAACCTCGCCACAACGATTCAACACTTAGATGCTGGCGTTACCCCGACCCGACCTTCAACCGCATCAGTGGTCGCTACACTCAGTTTCGTATCGGCTTTGCCGCGAGAGGTTTAGAAAATGGCTGGATTTTTTAAGAAGCTGCTTAAGACTGTAGTGCCTATTGCCGCTGGAATTTTTGGCGGACCGGTTGCTGGTATGGCGGCTAAGGGTATTGCCGGTCTGATGGATGCCAAGGATGCTAAGAAAGCGGCAAAACAACAAGCGGCACAGTCCGGGATTCCTAGTCTTATGGGCGGTATGAGTGGGGGTGCGCCGGAAGCTGCGGCTCCTGCGCCTTTTACTACTAACACCGCTTCGGTAAATCCTTACTCCGCTGAAGGCCCAGCTTCATCTTATGCGTCAGCCCCGCAGGGACTTCGAAGTCTCGCTCCCTCGCAAGTGGACTACGGCCAAGATGAACAGCCCATGTTCAGCGCCCCGCAGCAACAAGACAACCAAGAAGATTCCCGGCAAGATTATGCCTACGGCGGACCCATATATTTAGCTCATGGTGGAATTGCTGGTCTTCAGCAACATGAATATGCCGCTGGTGGTCGGTATTTGTCTGGCCCCGGTGATGGCATGAGTGATAACATCAGAGCAAATATCGAAGGAAAACAAGAAGCACGCCTTGCTGACGGTGAGTTTGTGATTCCTGCGGACGTAGTTAGCCACATTGGCAACGGCTCATCGAATGCTGGGGCCAAGAAACTCCACGCCATGATGGAGCAGATTCGCAAAGCCCGCACGGGCAACCCTAAGCAGGGCAAACAGATTAAGCCCGAGAAGTATCTCCCGGCGTAAGGAAACAAAATGGCTACTAGCTCGCTCGGTCAACCCCTTGGTAGCTCGACTACTGTATCAAGGGGAATCAATACACAGTTCCAGCCGGTCGTAAATCAGCTTGTTCAAGGTGCGTCTGCCGCCGCTGCTAAACCTTACGAGGCTTACGGCGGTCAAAGGGTCGCGGGTTTCTCTGACCTTCAAAATAAAGCGATGAGCGGTATCGCTGGACTTCAAGGTTTTCAGCCGACTCAGTACACTTCCCAGTCCTTTACTGCTCCGGGGATGCAGCAACAGTATATGTCGCCCTATCAGCAGGGTGTGACTGATATTGAGAAACGGGAAGCCCAACGAAACGCTGATATTCAGGCGACAAAACTTGGTGCCGGTGCTGTCAATCAAGGCGCTTTTGGTGGGTATCGTCACGGGCTTGTTGAAGCTGAACAGGCAAGAAACACAGCACAGCAACTAGGTGACATCCAAGCTAGGGGTTCTCAACGCGCCTTTGAAGCCGCGCAACAACAATTCAATACCGAACAGCAGCGGGATATGGCGCGTCAGCAAGCCCAAGAACTTGCCAACCGGTATGGGTATCAGACAGGGATCGGTGCCCTTGATAAGATGGCAGACTATGGTGCAATGCAGCAAAGCCTAGCGCAGAGGGGCCTTGATGTTGGTTATCAAGACTATTTAAGACAGCAAGAGTATCCATACAAGCAGATGGACTTCCTGCGTAGTTCTTTGAGCGGCCTGCCCCTCGAAAGCTCTACTACTAACCTTAGCTACGACAGACCCGGTAGAGCGCAGCAAGTGCTTGGTGGACTCGGGGCGGCTGCTTCCCTCTATAATTCAGGCGCACTGAACCCCTTGTTTAAGGGTGTGGGTAGTTTGTTTGGCGGCAGTGGCGGAAGTAATAGCTACGGCGCGATGTCCGACTTTGGTAATTTGCAACGAAACCTCGATAGCGTAGGGACCGCGCCGCAGGCTTCCGCAGGGGATTATGGCTACTCCCCCACTAGCTTTACTGGGTTCTCACCAAATACTTCTTTCTCCGCTGAAGTTCCGACGCTCTCTGGTTTTTCGTTTGGGGATTAAGGTCTGACCATGTTCAACAATGTTAAACGTCTGTCGGACGAACAACTCACCCAAGTGCTTCAACAAGCACGGTCTGGGAACAGCGATACTTTGCAGGCGATGGGGCTGTACTCCCCGATCCCTTTGATGGCTGAACAGCTACGAAGGAAGAATCTCCGCGAGGAAGCCTCGGCTCAACAGCAGCAAGCAGAACAACCATCTGTTGCCGATCAACTCGCGGGGGTTGGTTCGCTGCCTGTACCGGGCATGATGGAAGAGCAGAACTACGTGCACGGCGGGATCGTTGCTTTTAATAAGGGCGGAAGCAGCGGGGGCTATGACTACACAAATCCTTACGTTCCGGCTGACATCCTCCGCGCTGTGCATGGTGCGGAGTCTAACTTTGGGCGTGCGATGGTTTCGCCTGCGGGAGCTACGGGGCACTTCCAGTTCATGCCCGGAACTGCCAAAGAATACGGTATGTCCAGAGAAGATACATATGACTTTGAAAAGTCTAAGCTGGCTTCCGCCAAATATCTGGCAAAGCTTCATAACGAATTTGGTAACTGGGAAGAAGCCCTTCGTGCATACAACGCAGGGCCGACGGGTTACCGACGGATTAAATCAGGGGCGGTGAAGTCGCCTGAGAATGAGAAGTATTTTGGCCGTGTATCCAGCTTTTTGCCAAAAGAAGGGCAAACTCCGCTCTCCCAACGTGGCATATTGAGGGCGGGTGTAGGAACGGGTGTAACACCTGATGCGCAACAAATGGCGCAGGCACCTTCTGGATACTCTTCGGAGATGGCCCGCCTTGACGCTGACCGTAAAGAGCGTCTTGCTAAAGTTGAAGCCGAGTATAAAGAAAATCTGAAGCTCCTCGGGGAAGCCCCTAAGCCCAGCGACAAGGAAGCCATTCGTAAGAAGGCTCTAGCAGAAGCAGCGGAAATCAATGCACCATATCTCCAAGAGATGAAGGCTTTGATGGAAGCAAACAAACCCGATCCTAACTCGGCCCTTCTTAGAGCCAGTCTTGCGCTTATGGGTGGCAGAGGTAAGGGTATTGGTGGGGCGTTGGCAGACATTGGTGCAGCGGGTGGTATCGGTCTGGATGCGTTTGAAAAATCTAAGGCCGCGCATCAAAGGGCACAAGAGCTTGGACTTAAGTCTAAGTTTGAGCTTGCCAAAGGTGATAAAAAGTACGCGGATGAATTGGCTGATGCAGCAGTGCGGGAAGATCGTGTTGCCGCTAATCTTTATAAGACTGGCCTACAGAACGCGATGCAGACTCGTCGTTATGGTGAGATATCTGTCGATCAATCCATGGATGCCCGCCTTGCCGCTATGAAGGCGGTGGAAGAAGCACGGCTGCGTGAGATGGGTATAAATAGTAGGGAAGATCGGCGGGACCGACAAGCAAGCGAACTAGCCGCTAAGCAGGAGTTTCAAGCCCGAACCCAAACTTATAGAAACCTCTTGGGCGTCATTGGCAAGGTCAATTCTGCTATTGATAAGGACTTCGACCCTAGTGTATATAAGAACGATCCGATGTATCAGTCCGTAAAAGCGGGTAAGGGTCAAGGTGCGGCGGATGCTTGGGCGAAAGAACAAGCTAGAAAAGAAGCGCAAAATAGGGCGCTGGTGGAAGCTGGATCTTCCCCCGAAGAATTTGCGGAGCTTTCGAGGCTGATTAAAAGACAGGCAGGAATCGCGGGAGTAACACCGGCTGCATCCGCCCCCGCCACTGCGGCTGGACCGCAAAAGGGTGATTACGTCTATGATTCAAGAACGGGTACGTCCGTACAAATCAAGTAACCATGCCTAAATTCATATTCCCTGACGGTTCCTCTGTTCAAATCCCCGAGGGTGTAGACCCCGCTGTTGCTAACCGCAACATTATTAAGCAGTTTGCTGGCAAGCATGGTCTGCCAGCGGATGCGGGGGAGAGGGCAGGTTGGACAGGGGATCTGAAGTCTGCGGGATTGAGCGGACTCTCGGCTGTGTTTGCTGGTTTGCCGGGGGCAGTGCGTGCGGGTATCGGCGGGGATTGGAACAACCCTTGGCTTCAAAGATATCGGCAGGAAACGGAAGTTATCGCCCCCTCCTATGAGCGTGCTTCTACCACAAAGATGCGGGAAGAAGCCGGTAAAGCTATTGAGAAAGCCGAAAAAGAAGGCGGCATCTCATCTGGCGCTCTTGAGGCCATAAAACAGTACGGCGGCTCACGCCTTGGTGTCCTTTCGGCGGTTCAATCTTTGCCGGGGATGCTGGCGGGTGCTGGTATCGGTGGCTTGGCAGGGCGCGGTGCTGCTGCGGCTATTCCTTCTTTGGCTGGTAGAAAGGCAGCGGTTAGTGCTGCTGGTGCTGTTGGCGCTGAAGCTGGGATGGAAGGCGCAGAAGCGGCGAACGAAACGTACAGGGCCGTCTACGAAGAAGCTATTAAGAAGGGCCTTACCCCAGAAGAAGCAAATCGTATCGCTGATTCCGCTGCTAAAAAGAGCGCGGCTGCTTCGGCTGGTGTTACTGCGACCCTTGGTGCGCTGCCTATTCCTTCGGCAGAAAAGCTTCTCGCTAGACGTTTGACCGGGGACATTCCCGGTGGTCGCTTTACTACTGCGGGTCTTGGTGCTGCGGGTGAGATCCCGACCGAGATGGCTCAAGCTGCCACGAGTTCAATCGGTACGCAGCGCGGTCTGCAAGAGTTGATCCCTGAAGAAGAGCGCACAACCGAGCAACTTCTCAAAGGAGTTGGCGGTGCCATGGGTCAAGCTGTTGTTGGCGCAGGAATGATTGGTGGTGGTGCTGGCTTCCTTTCGGGCGGTCGTCGCCCCGAGGCTCCTGTTGCTCCTACTACTCCTACTGCTGAAACCCCGCCCCCTCCCGCTGAACCGGGCCAACCCCCGCTTCCTTCCACTACAACTACGCCCCCTGCTAGTAACGTCACTGTTCCGCCTCCCCCTGCGGTTGTAATGACCCCGGCAGAAAGGCAAGCACAGAAAGCCGCATATCAAGCACAGATCGCTGGGTTAACACCTGAACAAATCACAGAGATTAAAGCTGAGATTGGCGGTAAACTTAATAACAAGACCCCATCCATAGCGAACCTAGAAGCGGTTGGCGAGATCCTCAAAAAGTATCAGCCCCAAGGAGAAACAAATGCCCCCGGAACCCCTGCGGATGTCGGTGGAGGAAGTGGAGTTGGCGCTGGTGTGGCTGGAGTCCCCACCGGGGGTGCCCCTTCCGGGGAAGCTGGATCACTTGCACCCGGCGCATTGGGCGGAACTAATGTCCCTGCTGAACAACCTGTGGGAGGAGAAGGCGCGGGCCAGCCTTCACTGACTACACCCGAAACAGTTCAACCCGGCGAAGAGCCTGTTGACTTCGACGCGGAAGCGGAGAGACTTCGCAAAAAATATCTTGCGGCTAAAGAGCGCCTGCCCCAGCTTGAACAGGAACGTAAAGAAAGAATAAAAAATCTTGAAGAAATAGCTCGTGAAACGCCTGAAAGGGAAGTAAGGGACGAAGTTCTTCAAGATATTGAGGATATTAACAAGGCGTATCAAGCTGAGCGCGAGATCCTTGAAGACGACATCGACTCGTATACAGATAAATTCAAGGAAGCCGTTGGCGGTGTTAAGCAGAAGTATGGAGTCCTTGGGCCTTTGGTAGGTAGGGAAAATCCCGAAGCTGCAACCGCAACAAAAGCGGCTGATTATCCTGCGCTTATCAAATCTCTCAAGGAAAGCCCGAACCGTTTTGCCCGTTGGGTTGCTAATAAGGCCGAAAATATTGTCGGCATGAAGATCGACCCGACAGAACTGCCTGCGTCAGGTGGAGCAGCGGGTAAGTTTGGGTACGCCGCGAGACGCGGTAGTCCAGTTCGTTTCCCTGATTATAGGAAGTTAAGCTTCCGAGCGGATCAAAGGGGAAACGAAACTACTCTAACGCATGAGTTAGTGCATGGGATTGCGGCTGAAATACTCGATAACCCTAACCCGAGTCAAAAGCCTATTGTAAAGAGCCTTGAAGACCTTTACGCCGCTATAAAAGATAACCCCGTTTTCCAAGGCCCTAGAGGTACGAAAGACTACGGGACAGAGAGTGTTCATGAGTTTGTGTCTGAGGGCCTTAGCAACCCTGAGTTTCAGCTAAAGCTGATTGGTATCCCTTATAAGAATACGACTGCTTGGAGTAGGTTCACGCAGCTTGTCGGTAATCTTCTTGGTATCCGTCCAGAGGACAGAAGCGCGTTCACTGAACTTATTAACCTGACGGACCAGCTTTCGCAAGAAAAAGCTGTGGAAGAGTCTGTTGTTTCTGCTATCTATAGGCCGTCTAAGGATGAGGCTGAAGAAATAACGAGGGAAACCACTGCCCCCCCGGCACCTAAAAAGCCTCGCAGTCCTGCTCAACAAGCTGCGGCACAAAGAATGAAGGAAGCGGCAGCGGCAAGGCGAGCGGCGAAGAAGGCCGCTAAAGAAGCCGAAGCTCAACAGAAGGCTGCAAACTTTGTTGCCCCGACGCTGAACAAGATTGACAACATTCGGCGTAAGTTCCAGAACGTACAGATCGCGCTTTACAACCTGTCCGACGCTGTAAAGGAAAAGCTGGGCGGCTTTCTTCCTGCGGACTTGGATCTTTCTTCTGCACTTTCGCTCGGACAAGGTGAGGCTTCCGCTAACTTCGAAAATAATGCGGGCAAGCTTGAGCGTCAGTACGAGTCCACGCTGGGAGATTTGACCAAAGCACTGGGCGTAAAGGTTGGTGAAGCGGCTAAGCAACTCAGCAACTACCTTCTTGCTAAGCATGAGCTTGAGCGCCGCTCGGCTATTTACTACGAGAAGCGTGCCTCACTGACGGATGAGAACGAAGCCAACCGCATTTTTTTGCTCTCCTCTATCGTTGCCAACGACAAAGAACTCATCAAGCTGAAGAAGGACTTCAAGGCTGATATCAAGACACCTGAGCAGCAGCGAGTCTACGATCTTGTAGATCAGAGTCAGGAACGCGCGGGTGATCTTTACCAAGAAGTAATCAACATCGTTAACAACGACCCCGTTGCGAGGAACCTAGACTTCAACTCGACTACTTACGATGTCGTTGCTTACGAGGATGCTAATGGCGAAGAGATGAAGATGACCCCGCAAGCTCGGGATCAGATCATCGCTGATATGGAGGCTAAGTTCTCTAACGCCAAAATTCAAAGCACCGTAGAAGAAGCCATTAGGATTCAAAAGGCCCTCGACAAAGCCATTCAGAAGATGAACAAGGCGGGGAACTACACATCAAAAGGTGCTACTCGCCTGATGGAAGCCCGCAATTGGCAGAGTTATGTGCCCCAGCGCGGCATCAAGAAAGAAGAATCGGACTTTGAATACTACGGAGAAACGGGAAGCTCGGGTCTTAAGCAGAGCGAGCAAGCCTTTGGTGGTCGCGGTTCTATTGCGGACAACGTAGTTACACGGACCATCGTAGAAGCGAAGAAGGCTGCGGGCCGCGCACCGGGTAACAGGGTTGCCTCGATCATGCGCAACTATGTAGATCAGGGCTACGTCAAAGGAACGATCTCCAAGACACCTCTCACTACTTTGGACAACTACATCTACGGTAAGAGCGTCAACGTAGGGAAGAACACTGTCCTTTACCGTGACCCCGAGGGAGAGATTTACGAAGTCAAGATCGACAGTGACACGTTGGGGGCGGCTCTTGATGGCAAAACGCATGCGCTTATCCCCATAGCTGAACCGCTTTCGGAAGCGACAAGGTGGATGGCGCAGAGCAATACGCGCTTTAATCCAATGTTCTGGCTGAAGAACTTCTTCGTTGACCCGCTCACTAACACATTCATCATTGCCTCTGAGCAAGGACTCAAAGCGGGGGGGCAGTATGCGGCTAGGGTCGTAAGCGATCTTTGGGATAGCAAAGGTACTGCGAAGTCGATGAACTTCATGCGCCTGTACGCTAAAGGTGAGCTTGAACAGATTAGCGAGCTAGCCGCAAAAGATGCTTGGTACCGCGACGCTCTTGAGTATGTAAATATCGGGGGCAAAGTTTCCTACCTGTCTGGTCTTCGTAATGACACTCAGATGGAAGCGATGTACAAGAAGCTCGGTCCGGGCAGGGTCGTCCGTAGTGCTGAGCAGCTTGGTGCGTTCGTAGACGTTATCAACGAGGGACTTGAGCTTGCCCTGCGGGTGTCTGCCTTTAGGGCTGCTAAGGGTTTCCCCGAGTTTCAGGGTGATGTTCGCAAGGCTGCTGCCTACTCCAAGAATCTCGCTAACTTTGAACAGATCGGGCAGTGGGGTAAGTGGATGGGGGCGTGGTTCATGTTCTCCCGCCCCTCTGCTACCGGTGCGAGCCGCCTGTACGATGCCCTGTCCAAGGGTAAGTATGCAAAAGAAGCTGTTCTGGCCTCGGCTGTATTCGGGTCGGGTATCTACTTCTTGTCTATGCTGATGAGCGGTGATGACGATGAGGGCCGCAACCGCACTGAGCATGACGATCCCTCACGGTGGGTGAGAAGCTGGAGGTTGTTTGTCCCCGGCTTTGAAGATCCGATTCAGATCCCGTGGGGTTTTGGCTTAGGTTCTATCGCCGCTGCTTCTGCACAGCTTTCTATGTTCCTGTTTGGCAAGAGTACCGCCAAAGAGTTTGCTGGGAATATGAAGACAATCGCAACGGAAACAGCGGGCCTGCCTGTATCTCAACTGAGTTTTCTCGACAACCCGTTTGCCTTTATCGTTGACTCGATAATGCCCGCCCCGGCTAAGCCCCTGCTTCAGATGGTTGCAGATGTCGATTCACTAGGCCGCCCTGTATTTAATAAGGGCCAGAACAAATATGTTAGTGGCTACATGGGTGGTGAGAACATCCCCGACAGCGTCAAGTACATAGGCGAGGCGATGTTCGATACCTTCAAAGAGGTCTTGCCACCGAAGTTTATGGAAGCTCTGAGTCCGAACGGCTTGCACTTCCTTGCTAACAACTACCTCGGCGGTGTGTACCGCACGATGAATCAGATCAATAGCAATCTGCTAGCAACAGGTGTTTTTTCTGAGAACGAGCAGAAGGACGTCAACGCCATTAAAGCAACGATCCTCCTTGCCCCGTTTATTGGCACGGCTGCTAACTACGATGCCCGCAAGTATTACGAGATGAAGGACGACATCACACAGTTTAAGAAGACTCTGCGTACCTACAAGGACATGGACCCCGAGAAGTACGCCGACTACAAAGATGAGTACCCCGGCAGGGAGCGAGCGGTCAAATACTTTGAGGGCCAGCAGAACAGCACCTTGCGGGACCTGCAAGAGCAAAGAAACAAACTGAAGCTCCGCTACAAAGACTCACCCAAAGAACGGGAAGAGGCTCTTAAAGAAAACCGCGAGCGTCAGGATGATGTAATGCGCCGCATGGTAGAACGTACTCGGGATCTGCTGGAAGAGTGATGGTTTATGGTGACCAAACGAAAGAGCAAAGACATCCCGATGGTGCTTGTTACTTGGGTGGATGCCGCGTTTAGTACGACCTCGCACTGGCAAGATGGAGACAAGCCCGCCCCGCCTAAAAAGAAGGGGCTGCACCTATGTGCAAGTATTGGGTTCCTTGTCCATCAAGATGATGAGTGGGTTCAGCTAGTAACAACGCTGACGGACGGGGCGCATGCCCATGTCACTGAGATCCCTGCCTCGATGGTTAAGACCATCTCACTTCTTAAGTCTAGCGGCCCGTTTGAGGCTAGCTAGCTTATTACCCTTCTTTAGGTTCTCCCGTGCTGGGATAACTTGAAGGTTGTTGGGTATATGCAGGCCGGATACGTTCTTGCCGCTAAGGGGGACGATGTGGTCAACATGCCACGGCACCCCGGTGATCCTCGTAAGCCAAGCCGCTTGATTATATAGCGCAGTCATTGCGTGTATATGCTCTTTGGTCAGCCAAGGCGGGGTGCGCTTTTTCTTTTCTGCTCGCCTACGGGCGTTTATTGCAAGCGCCTTCCCGGCATTATTCTTCTTCCAATCCCTAGCGACCTTTCGGTGTACATCGGGGTGAGCGGCATGCCATTCCTGCCTGCACGTTCTACAGGCTCGGTTTCTTACATGCCTAGCGGCTATGTGTCCTTTCCTGCACGGGACGCCCGTGAAGTAATACGATAGTCCCGCTGCTACCGCTTCCTGCTTACTGATTACCTTAGCGGCCTTGTGCTTTAAGGGTCTTTTGTTCGTACTCATAATCAGCCGCGCATTCCGCGCCGCAGAACAGCTTGTCGCCTTTGACTGCCTCACTACAATAATGGCAACCTCCGTATCGGTCTAGCTTTGGGAACCGCGCAATATTTTTAGCGGTGTTCTCTACAAAGGCGCGTAGATTTTCTTCAGCTATTTCTAGTACCTTCTCGTCCATATCTTTCCAGCATCCAGCATCTGACGCAGAGGATTCCTTCCTCAACCCTACAAGAGGTCTTCACTTTAACGCCGAAGCGTTTAGCTTCCCGAAGTATAATGTTTCTTATGATGTCGGGGGAGTTCGTAGGAATGACAAAGGAATCCCCATCCTTCATAGCAAAAAAGGGGAAGTGGTATTCGGGTTCTTGCATCAGGACTCTTCGTTAAGACTGTTGCTCTTGAGGTCGTCCTCGTTGAGTTTGAAGTTAAAGATGTAAGCATTCGCAAGAAGCTGCGGGCCATTGCGCCACCCTTTTGCTAGTTGCATGCGCTTGTAACCCTTGAAGATTTCCGCCTTACCAAGGTTCTCTTCAAACTCTTTCAGGGTATGGTTGTTTGCGTCGAGGTACGCATCCATTGCGGACTTTAAGATATAGACCATATTCTTATCATACTCATGGCGAATAATCAGACCCTTGTTACCCATCGGGGTTCTACCGGGCAAGAAGTCATTGCCTGAACGTCCATCAGCATCCGAATTCACTGACAGCATCCCGTTGTAGTTCTCGTTGATGAAGTCTTGCAGAATGTCGTAAGACTTCTTGACCACCGAATCCGTGATCTTGGATACGTTCGAAATTGCTTTCAGCGTGTAGTCGTAGATTCGTGGAACATCGAAATTAATAAGCTTAAGCTCGTTAGCTAAATCAGTAGCGGCGAAGACGTTGGTTGCCATCCCCACATAAAAGCGGTCTTTAGCCTCGGGGCCGAAGTCCTTTTCAAACCGAGACATCCTATCGTTTAGACGATCCTTGGCTTCTGACTGATGCTGGATTACATGCTGAATGAACTTAGGGCCAGCCCATCCGTAGTTGTGATTAAGCTGATTAAGGACCGGGTGGATAATAGGTAACTCTATACCATTAGGAGCGTTGATCTGAAACTGGAGTATGCGGGCCATCTCCCCCTGCGCCCCCTTGCGGTGGTCATTTAGCTTT